ACGCGTTGAGGCCATTGGCACGTCTGCGTGACGGTGGTTGATGTACAACGCAACGTCAGCCGTCTTGTCCTTCAACGTCTTGTTGAAAGCGCCGGAGCGGATCGTTTCTTGGAACGAACCGAACTGGTCGTTGACGGTGTACGGCACGTCGACAACGCTGGCGACACCCTCAAAGGTGAAGCCAGAACCATCAGCAGCGTCGCGGCATTCAACGCCGGACAGGTCAAAGTTGCGGAACTGTGCGGAGCGGTGCAGGGATGCTCGCTCGGCGAAGTCTTCTAAGCCCAAGGGGGGCCTCCTCAGTTAGACGACGGCGAGCAGCAACAGCAGCTCGAAGTCTTGGTTGGTGAAGTCGAAAGACGTGAACGACGCCGAGATGACGGCGTGGTCGTCTTGCTCTGTCCACTTCGTCGATGCGGTAACAACAGCCGGCACGGCGGGCAGCATTGGCTCGATGAGCTGAATGACTGGCCGACGCTTTGGCGGCGGGAAGTGTTGCGGCTTACGAAAGCCCCCACCGTGGGAGCCGGTGTCGGCTTCAGGCGTCGTCCCGCCGGTGCCGGTGGCAGCGATCGTGTCATCGCCCTCGGTCCACGCAGCCGTTGCAGTGACCTGTACGGCTCCGCTGGCGACGATGGTGTCGTTGCCCTCAGTGAAGGCGATCGTGCCTGTGGGGCCAAACGAGGCGGCAACCGTGGCAGTGTCGTTGCCTTCAGTGAAAGCCACTGTGGCGGTAGGGCCAAAGGTTGCGACGCCAACAGCGGTGTCATCGCCCTCAGTGAAGGCGATGGTTGCTCGAGGCCCGTAGGTGGCGGCACCAACAGCGGTGTCTGAGCCTTCAGTCCAGGCTGCGGTGCCGGTGACAGCGGCGGGCCCGCCGCCAGCGGTCAGCGCCAGCAGCAGCGACATTTGCTACTCCCAGCCGTAGTCGAACGTGACGTGATACCAAATGGCTTGCGACGCTGTTGCGGTGCCCACCAAGAACTGCATGGCGGTGGCGATGAACTCGCCCGGGTTGACGTAGATCGGTTGCGTGAACGGCATGAAGATGTCGCCGTTGGCAGCGGTGGCACCGACGGGGGCAGCGACGTTCCAGTACATGAGGCCGAGGGCTTCACGTCGAGCGGCCTTCGTGGTGCCGCCCGACGTACCGAACGACGTCGACTCAGCCGTCGCCAGCGACACGGCGGTGTGGCCGAACGCCAACGACAACCCGATCGTGGTTGCCGTGGTTGCCACGGCCGCGCCAAGGTTGGCGCACGAAATCCTCACGCCGTACACGGCAAGGCGACGACCGGGGATGGCCGTCGTGCCCGCTGGCACCTGATAGCTCGTCATGATGAAGTCGTTCGCTGCACCGCCAGCTGCGGCGTTGATCGCTCCACGACCGCCAAGGCCGACGGCGTTGGCTGTCGTGTTGTTTCCGGCGGCGGTGGTCGGAATTGTTACGTTTGCGTACAACGCCAACGTGCCCATCGTGCCACCGGACTGGCCTTGGTGAGCGCCATGAACACGGTTGCCGGTTTGCGACAGGGTTGAGATGACGCCCGGCCCACCCATTGACACGGTGTAATCCGTGATCGTGGCTTGCAGCGACGATGCCACCACACCAGTGTTGGCGTGACGCATCGACCAAGGCAGGGTTGTCGAGCGTGAGACTTGGCCGTTGGTTGCTGCGGTTTCGATGTCGCCGTACAGGACGTTGTCGATCCAGAACTCAACGCTGCGCTCTTGGTACGCGATCAGGTACACATGGTTCTCGTTCGCCAAGAACCCGGTCACCGGCAAAACCGTTGGCACTTCGGTGCCGTTGTTATTCAACACGCCAGTGATGCCAGCTGACGAGAACCGGAAGTATGCGCCGTCGGTTGGCGCGTAGGCCGTAGCGGCACCACGACGAAACAGCCCAACGTCAATCACGGCGTTAGCTGGGATGGCGTTCATGGCGACGTTCAACGCCATCGTGGTTTCGGTGTACACCGAAGTCCCAGCGTGGGCGACGTTGAACTCAGCGTTGGTGCCGAACGTCATTGCCACCGTTGTCGCCAACGACGCACCCGAGTTCGTCAACAAGCCAGCGGTCGACACCGTTGATGTCAGGGTTGTGAACGCATGAAAGTGCTTGGCGGTGTTCTGCGACGCGTAGTTGAACGACTCGGCATCGAGGATGGTGTCAAGGCCAACACGCAAGCGGAAGTCGTCGTCTGTTTCCGGCGACTGAACATAACGAGCGCCAGTCTTTTCACCTGTGTCGTTTTCTGAAAATACGGCGACAGCGCCAGCATTCTCAGGGCCACCGCCACGCACAACGCCAGCAGAGCTGTAACCGGGGGTGTTGACCATTGCGTTCTGCGAGGAATCAACCTCAGCGGACGTGCCGGCCGTGTTGACGATTCTGGAATCTAAGCCCACGATGAACCCCTAATCTGCCCACACGTAGCGAAGCGAGAACGTGCCCGTCAGCTTCTCGCTGGAGCGGGCGTAGATGGTGAAGCCGGTAGCGGCAACAGGCGTGCCACAGGTGAGCGACATGAACAAGCCGACATAGCGGTGATCGCTGGCCGTGTGGCTGGCGCTGGTGTCGTCAGCCATGATGTACGCCTCAGCCTTTGAGGTGCCAAGGATTGACGCTTGGCCGGTGACTGCAACGCTGGCCTCGTTGGTGCCGCCACCGCTACCGAAGTCGATCGTGGCGGTGCCTTGGCCTGTGCTCACGGGTTACCGGCGGTGATGACCAACGACGTACAGGCAACGGTGCCGGTGATCACGATGGACACCGTGTTGAGTGTCACCTCTTGGCCGCTGGTGCCAACGCCCATGTCGGCAACGAACACGCCAGCAGACGTCACCAAGCGCGCCCAGGTGGCGGTGCCGGTGGCGTTGGCTGATGCGTCTGCTGTGATCGTGCTGGCGGTGAGGACACCCAGCGACGCAGCAGGCGCGAACGTCGTTGACAATGTCAGCTCGGCGAGCAAGGTTGTTGCTGTCCCACCTGACGCAGGCCGGGTGCCGTCGTAGATTCGCAGGAAGCCGGGCGAAACCGTACCGATCGCGGTGGTGATCGCGTCGAGGCGGGCGTTGCGTAGCGTTGTTGAATAGCCGACACTCATTCGGTGACCACCTTCACGATTCGGCCTTCAGCGTCATGCTCGATGCGCTGAGACTTGGCCCGAGTTTCAGGCACAGACACGTTCACGATCGGTGCGTCGTTGCGGACGTTCACCGTTGGTGGTGCCTGTTCTGGCACGTTGATCGTCAACGCCTGCTGCTCGATGCGGATGTCGGGCGTCGAGACGTTGACCACCGGGGCGTCGAAGCGTTGCTCAGGCAGGTTCACCGTCACGTTGATGTCATGAATGCCAGCAGAGTTCATCTGCTCGGCAGGGTCCACGACATCAACAGGTGCAGGCGTGCCCATCGGTGGCAAGTCTTCCCACTCGCGTGGCTCGTCAACCGTCAAGAACCCGGCGGCGATACCAGCCGAATAGGCGGCGTAACGCTCAGTGAGGTTCGAGCGCAGCAACGCATCGGCGTTGAACTTCATGTAGCGAGGGCTGGCAAGCAGGTCTGACAGAGCGTTCTCAATACGGATCATCCACGGCAAGAACGTCACCTGCAAACGGCGGGCGTTGCGCTCGGTGATGTTGCCGTAAGTGATTGTCGAACCCGACAGCGTGATGCCGATGTCTGTTGGGTCAACGAGAAACAGTTGCCCGGCGATCTCGGCGGCATTGAAACCGCGTGTGCCAAGGAACTGCATCTGCTCGTGGGTGACGCCGGTCGGCTTCCATGTGGCACCGTCGTCGAGGACGCCGGGAAGTCCACGGCCACCCTTGGCGCGCTTACGTTGCCACAACGACGCCGTCTCTGCCATCTTGCCCGGCAGCATTGGGCGTGGCGCTTCAATAACGCCAGGCATGTTGCCTTCACCGGCGAAGAAACGCGCACCGTACTCTTGGGCAGACAAGCCAAGGCCAATGGATTGGCGGGCGGCTTCGATAGGTGAAACACCGGTCAACGAGCCAGGCATCATTAAGCCCTTGACGTGCATAATCTCGGCCTGCGTGATCTGGCCATTGATTGAGTATGCGAGCGTGCCGTTGACGATGCGCACCTGAATCATGTCAGGGTTGAGCGGAACCAGCTCGATGATCGTGGTGTTGGGGTTGCGTAGCACTGCGACGTAGGCGTTGCCGTGCAACAGCAGCGACGTCAGCACCTGCGAACACCACGCCGAGAAGTCAAGGTCACGCGACGGCTGGGTGAGCCATGTCGGCTTGGTGATCTCAACACGGCTGCCGTCGAGCTTTTCGCGATACACGTCAATGGGCATCGTCGAGATGCCGTCGGTGATCAAACGCACGCAGCCATAGACGGCCATCAGTTGCAGCGACGATGCAGCCGTGACGTTGGCACCTGAGCTGGTGGCGATCTGATCGCCGGGCCAGTAGCCCCAGATGGGGTCGTAGCCCGTTGGGTACGCAGCACGCACCTCAGGCTTAGCGAACAAACGTGACAGCATTAGGCGTTGCCCCGCTCAATGGCAAGGCCAACGAAGCCGACACTGACACTGGTGCAGACGATCCCGGCGTTGCCAAGAAAGCCACCAACGGGAAGGCCAACGAGCGCAATGACTTGAAGGGCGAGAGCGAACATCAATCCTCCAAGAAGTCGTCAAGGTTGTGGAACCCGCCGTCGTAGAACGTCTCAGCGGGCGTGGTAGGGAGCAAGGCACGCGCCACCGTGACGGCGACGAGTGGAGAAATAGGCACCGCCGATGAACGCCGGTCCCACGCCCAGGCATCGCCAAGGACACGTTCGGCGGCGTCGCCAGCGGCAACATCGAGCGGTCCCTGTCCGGCTGGGCGGCGCAGACGACCCTCGATCACGTCGGAGTAGAACCCGCCGCACGCCTGCTTGAAAGCGTTGGTGTTCAGTTGCACCAGCAAGTCAGCAGAGATGCCGGCCTCAGCGAACGCTGACAGCACCGGGCCAACTTGGGCACCGGCCGGGCCAGCGCCATTGACGCCGACAACCGTTGGTGAGAACTTCGACACCAACTCGGCAAGCCGGGCAGGCAGCCAGCCAACGCCGTCACGGTGGTCGATGACCTCGACATACGGTGACGACAACGAACCGGACGCAATCGCAATCGACGACTTCGCGCCATCGACATCGACATCGAAGGAGATCACGTCGATGCTTGCGGCGACGTCGAGGTCCGGGCCAACCGTTGCTGCCCACTTGTCGGCGGGGAGCTTGACGGCCTTGACGTTGAAGCGTGGGTCTTCGCCGATGCCGACGGCCTCACGGGCGAACTCGGCGATCATCAAAGGATCGCCGCCGGACACCAACGTGCGGTACTCGTCGTGCAACGTCGCCTCGGTGATACGGATACCCATTGCGGGGTTCGCCACATACCAGGCGTCGACGTCGTCCATAGCGGTGCCGGGCGGGTTCCCCCACTCGGCGTAGAACAGGCGGTCGGCGGGATCACCGGCACGGCCACGATTGATCAACGACTGCAACACCGTCGAGTCGAACTTCGGTGCAGACGAGGCGTAGGTGATCGTCGAGTTCGGCACCGCACGCATCGTGGGCAACAGCGCACCCATCGACTCAGCCGGAATCTTGAACGCTTCGTCGAATACCAAACGGCCAGCGGTAAGGCCACGGCCGGAGTTCTTGCCACGAGCACGGAACTGGAGCTGGGCACCAGACTTCAATTCGATCGACTCTTTGCCGTTGGTGTAGCTGATGCGCTTCACCTTGGACGACAGCTTCGGTGCGCCCTCAATGCGGGCCACCATCTTGTGAAAGTGAGCCAATGCCGTCGGTACTTCGTGCGCTGAATGGATGATCAGCTGTTCGTTCCACTCGAACAACGCTGCCAACTCAAGCGCCTCGAGGATGCCGTTCTTGCCAGACTGGCGGGCACAGATCAACACGTTCTCTTTGGCGCACCATTCGCCGTCGACGTTCTCGGCGCACGCGTTGTCAAGCCACCAAAGTTGCCAGTCGTCGAGGACTAAGCCGGTCAAGGCGGCAACTTCAGCTACTTCGTTTGCCGCGCTTTGCGCCCGGTTGGGCGGCAAGTGAAGCCAGTTTGGTCGCTGCGCGCCTAGCCTCACGTCTGCGAGCGATGTCATCGAGCGGGTCGCTTTCCTCGATCGCTGGTGGCAAAGCACCCAAACGTTCGATTACGGATTGCAAACGAGCGGCGACTTGGGCCACGACGTTTGGTTCGCAGAGCAGGATTTGGCCGGCCAGCAAATGGCGCAACGCCTCAAGCGCTCGACGCTCATCGCCGGAGTCGACCTCGGTGACGAAGTTGGACACGGTCACCCCACTAGGAGAAGTTGGACGGGCACGTTGTCACGGTTGCCGCGTGAGATGTTGCAGAACCGATGGGCTAGTGCGACGTTGCCCCAAGTGTGCGTGCCGTCAGGTGTCAGTGGGATCAGATGATCAACGGTGCCACCCAT